TAATATTTGAAATAGCAAATTTAGATACAGTAAACTTTAATGAGGTTTTAGAGAATAATGCTGATACATTAAGATTATCAATAGATGGTACAAAAACAGTTTTAAAATTTAATGGTAATACACCAGATTTTTTAGTAGGTTTACAACAATATAACCATAAAGAGATTTTAGCTATTATGAAGTCTGCTGAATGGACTAAAGAATAATAATTATGAATGATAAAATACTTAGTATAAACTTAGAAACTTCAACTGCTCCTGTAGTACAGGAAGTAAGAGGACGTGACTATATAGAATACGGAACAGAAGATTGGAAAAATCTATATCCTCAGTTCTTAATTGACTTGTATTACAATTCTAGTACACACGCGGCAATCGTTAATCAAACTGCGGAGATGATAGCAGGAGAAGATTTAGTAGCTGAAGAAAACGATATTAATTTAGAAGCTTATGTAAAATTAAAAAAGTTTCTAAGGCACGCTAATTCAAAGGAAAGTTTACACCAAGTAATTAAGAAAGTTGCTTTTGACTTTAAACTACAGGGTGCTTATGCTATACACGTTGTTTGGAATAGAGAAAGAACAGAAATTGCTGAGCTGTATCACGTACCTGTAGAGCGTGTAAGGGCAGGAAGACCCAATGAACTAGGCCAGATTGATACTTTCTTTATAAGTGCTGATTGGGGAAACACTAGGATGAATAAACCTTATCCTATTACTGCTTTTAACGTAAACGATAGAACTTCAGGAAGTCAGTTACTTTACTCAGGTGCATACAGTCCTAATATGGACATCTACCATACACCTGATTACATAGCTGGTTGTAATTGGGCTTTAGTTGACCAAAAAGTAGCAGAGTTTCACCTTAATAATATAGAGAATGGATTTGCAGGCTCTTACTTTGTAAGTTTTGCTAACGGCATACCGACTCAAGAAGAAAGAAGGCAGATAGAACAAAGCTTAGTAGATAAATTTACAGGTGCTTCTAACTCTGGTAAGTTTGTTCTGACGTTTTCAGATGATAAGACTAGAGTTCCTGAAATAACACCTATAAGCGTTTCTGATGCAGACAAGCAATATCTAGCCTTACAAGAGCTTTTAGTTTCTAATATTTGTGCAGCACACAGAATTACATCTAAAACTTTAATGGGTATTGATACAAACAACGGCTTTTCTAGTAATGCTGATGAACTTATAAACGCAGCAAATTTCTATCAAAATACAGTCGTAAGAGGTTTCCAATTAAACATCTTAAACACTTTACAGACTATATTCTCAGTAAACAATATAGACTTGCCTATTGAGTTTGTTCAGCTTAAACCTATAACAGTTCAATTTGACTCTAAGACTATCAGAGAAGTTATGACAATTGACGAGATAAGAGCTGACTTAGGACTTGAGCCTTTAGGGGAAGAAGATACAGTAGAACAAGACGTTAAATTTGCTAAGGTAGGAAGTATGATTAATGACGGCAAAGAGCTACCTTTATTTGACACTATAGAAGAAGCAGAAGCAGAAGCTAAAAGGATTGGTTGTAGTGGTACTCACACACATACGCAAGACGGTAAAGAGTACTTTATGCCATGTGAAAACCACGAACAAATAACGTCTTTAAAGAAATGTGATTGCTCAGAAAAAACAGAGCTTGAAAGTTTTATTGAAGAATTTGGAGAAGATATTTCTGAAGATTGGGAATTGATAGAAGAAGAAATAGTAGACGGAGAACATCAAGACTTTAACTTTGAAAATGAGCTTAACAATATAGCTAATGACAAAACAGAATTAGCATCAACTGGTACAGCTAGACCTAACGCAAGAAGTAGTCAAGATGGTACTAATAAGTCAGATAATGATTTTTATAAAGTTAGATATGTTTACTCTAAAGATAATTTTTTAAGTCAAGAAGGAAGTACAAGAGATTTTTGCAGAATAATGATGTCAGCTAAAAAAGTTTATAGAAAAGAAGATATTATACAAATGGGCTCTAGAGCTGTTAATGCAGGCTGGGGACCTCGTGGTGCTGATACATATTCTATATGGCTTTACAAAGGCGGAGGTAATTGTCATCATTTTTGGTTAAGACAAATCTATAAAACATCTTTAAGAGGTGCTAAAAGTAATATCAAGCCAAGTGAAGCAATATCTTATACTAAAGCTTTATCTGAAGGGTTTACAGCCGAAAGAAACGACAAGCTAGTAGCAAGACCACCAAAGAGAATGAAAAATAACGGATTTTTAGAACCACGATAAATATGGCATACGTATTATTTATATCAGAAGCAAAGCTAAAAGATAGCACTGCAATAAACTTAAATGTTTCAACTGATTTGCTCTTACCGTACGTAAGACAAGCACAAAAGCTTTATGTAGAAACTAAGTTAGGAACTGACCTTACACAAAAATTAAAAGATTTAATTGTAGCAGGTACAATAGGTAATGTAGGAAACGAAGCATACAAAACTTTAGTTGATGACTATATTGGCGATATGCTTCCTAACTGGGCGTTTTATCACGCAATCCCTTTTTTAAGATTTAAGATAGAGAACGGAAATATTTACAGCAAAACAAGCGAAACAGGAAACAGTCTTAGTACAGAAGAAGCTCAACATCTTAGAGAAGAAGTAAGAAATACTGCTGAATACTATACAGAAAGACTTATTGACTATGTAAGAAATAACATTACTAGCTTTCCTGAATACAATACTAACTCTGGTGCAGATGTTTCACCTGATGAAAACGCTTACTATAATGGTATGAATTTAGAAAGACCAATTAGACAGGGAACAGAACTTACATTAAGAAACTTTTTAAACGCTTCTGATTACTCATAATGAAAAGACACTATAAACCTAAAACTAAAAATGTTACTAAGCTAAAGACTTACTTAGATAAAAAAACAAAAAACAATGACAGAAGCAAAAGACACTCTACAAGTAGGGTTAGCTAACGCATCAGCAATAGGTTTTAGCATAACAGACTGTAACGAAATACTAACGCTAGTTTCACTTGTACTAGCTATAAGTTTCACTATATATAAATTCATTCAATTTGAAAAATCTAAATAGATGGCTCGTAAAGTTATTACAAGCGGTTTTAAGAGCGTTAAAAAGAAACGAAAGGGAGTACACTCCAAAAACGCAAGTAAAGGGCAGAACGGCTACAAAAAAGCCTATAGAGGTCAAGGGCGTTAATCTTCTTTTAATTAGAGATACTTTTACAGAAAAATCTACTATTGGTAAGTTGTTTATTAATGGTGAGTTCTTTTGTGATACCTTAGAAAATCCTTATATAAATAATGAAAGAAACATTAGCTGTATTCCTGCTGGTCTTTACAAAGTTAGACTTAGATTAGCAAGAGAAAGTGCAACAAGAGATTACTTACACTTATTAGTGCAAGATGTTCCTAATAGAAGTTATATCTTATTTCATAGAGGAAATACTGCAAAAGATACAAGCGGCTGTATTCTAGTAGGAAATGGTCGTCAACAAGACGCTGTTAATAACTCACGTTTAGCTATGGACTTAGTTATCAAAGAAATACTAAATTTGGGCGGAGAAAATATTAATTTAATAATCAAAAATAAATAGTTATGAAAAAGTTT